CAGAAACTGCTGTGGTGATGGTCTTCATTTCGGCATCCTTGGTGGGTAGTGGGAATGAAAAAGAACGGCGCGCCCTGGCCGGGGTCGCGCCGTTCGTGTTTTGGTCTTCAGTCCAGGATCATCAGAAGCCGGTGGCCGTCCCGCTTCATGTAGCCTGCCAGGATCAGGGCCTCGATCTGATCCGGCTTCAGGATGGTACAGCGGTTCCGGCTGATCCCCCAAAAGTTGCCGCCGTAGTTGGTCAGCGGCTTGCCCTTGGCATAGGTCTTCAGGAAGGCTGCCTGCCGGTCGGTCGCGCTGCCTTCCCCTGCACGCTTCATGCGCGGTGCTCGCATGGTTGATCCTTTCATCGGTTGATCCTGAGCGTCGCCGCCTCGTTGGTGGCCGGCGCTGCCAGGACGGCATCGGTCAGCGCGCCACCCGGCAGCCGCTCGCCCCGGATCGGGGTCGCGGCTGGCTGCTGGTCAACCGCCACCCAGCCGGAAGCGAACATGCAGTCATTGAAGTTGTTTTGCGTGGCGACGGCCCCGGCGATGGACTGGGCCAGGACAGCACTGCCCACGAACGCGCCGACGAAGGCAGGTCTTCCGGCAGCCGCGACGAAGCCGCCTGACGGCGTGATGCCTCGGGCAAACAACCGGCACTGCGCTGCCTGCTGGTCATAGCTGACCGGGCTGCCCCCAGGCGGCGGTGCCCAGGTGTGCGAGGTGCAGGCAGCCATGCCAAGCAAGGTCAGCGCGGCAACGGCATTGAGAAGTGCCGGCCTCCTGGCCGGCGTGGTGATGATGTTCATGTCATGGTTTCCTTGGTGGGGATTGTGAAAGCGAAGACGGCACGCCCTGGCCGGGGCATGCCGTGCTTGGTCAGTAGGCTGTCGGCTTCGCACCGGGCAGGACGAACTGGTAGACCAGGACATCCGCACGGTCGGCATTGTCGGCGTAGCACTCGTAGCCGAACCGATCCGCCATCAGGTTCAGGAAGTGGGCGTTCGGCATGGTCTTCGAGCCGGCTGCCTTCTGCATCTCGGGCCGGGTCGCACCCTGCGGCCTGACGAGCACCTTGATCATGGCAGCCTGGAAGGACCCCTCGCGGGGAGCCGGCTTGCCGTTGACCTTGGCAGCCTTGGCAGGCTTGGCAGCCTTGGGCGAGGGCGTAGCAGCCTTGGCAGCCTTCGCCGGCATGCCAGTGGCTTCCTGCTTGGCAGCCGCCAGCCGATCCTTGTTTGCCTGGACGCGACCGCGAGCGCCGGTCAGGACCTTGGCCAGCTTCTTTGACGGCATGTCGACAGCCGGCTTCCTGGCTTCGACCACCGCTGCCCGCAGACCCTTGGCCAGCGCCGCCATCGGCATCGCCAAGGCAGTGTTGCGGACCCAGCTATCCTGCGGGCTGGTGAAGGACCGACGCGAGCCTTCTGCCTTCAGCCGCTCGACCTTGGCAGCCTGCAAGGCATCGAATTCGGCCTTGGTGATTTCGACCGCAGGATAGAAGCCGGCGCTGGCCGGGGCAGACCTGAAGCCGATGCCGCCCTTGCCGGTCAACTGGGCCGACTGGTAGGCACGGCCCGAGGCTGTTGCCCGAAACGCGGTGATCTTGCCGTCTGTAGCTTGGAAAAACTTGGTCATTGTCATGGTTTCCTTGGTGGGTTGTGGATCGTATAAGGGTCGTATAAGGGCATTCCGGTCTGTCAGCAGGCACAGGCATGCCCCGGTGCATTCTTTACGGCGTTAAATGTGGGTTTTCAATGCCCTAGACGGTCAGGCAATACCATGCGCAGAAGCGCCGGCGTTGTGGTGAATAACGCAGAAATCCGGGAATAGCCCAACGGACTCAGCGTGTTAGGCCGAAGACCGGCCCGCAGCATATAAGGTCTGATATAAGGTTGGCAGGTCTGCTGACCGTCTGATGCATGGCTTGCATCCTGGGGATTTCGTCACCGTCGCAGCTTCCAGAACAGCCAGCCGGCCAGGATCAGCCAGCCGGCCCAGCCAGCCAGGATCGACCAGAAGATCACCGTCGTTCCCACCAGTCGCGGTCGCGCTTGGCGAGCAACCATTGCCAGAAGATCAACGCCAAGCAGGACAGCAGCAGCCAGCCGACCAGGACCTTGACGAAGATCATCCCCGCTTGCCTTCCAGGTCCTGCATGATCTGCGCGTCGACAGGATCACGCGTGACGATGTTGCCGGTAACTTCGTGCCATTGGCCATCGGCAGTCAGCGGCGGCGCGAAGACGGTGAATGCCTCGCGGCTGTTCTGCCGGATGATGGTCGCCATGCGGTAGGTCGTGGCGATGTGCAGCATGTAGGCGGTCAGTTCCGGCGTGCGGTATGCATCAGGGTATGCCGGATCAATCCAGACCTGGACCACGCCGATGCGCGTGCGCTTGCCGGTAGCTTCCTCGACCGCTTCAACGTAGTCGCTCGCAACGTCGATCACATAATGCGCGCGATCCGGTCTGGACATTCCGGCAGTCTCGCGGTCTGCCAGCCAGCGACAGGCGAAGACGCGACATGCAGTCGGCCTGCTTGCGTAGATCATGCAACCTTTACCGTGCTTCTGGTGCCGGCATTTCTCGCCAGCCAACTTGAACAGCGGCGGGCCGGGAACAGGAAGCAACTTGCAGCAAAGCTGGCACTGCCCGCAGACACGCCCGGTCCCCTTGGCATCGAATACCAGTTCGTCGCGGTCTTCCTTGTGAAGCAGCGTGATCCTGTCGCCGTTGAACTCGACGCCGCTCATTGCCGCGTGCCTTCCGTCGTCGTGAAGGTGACGAGCCGCACGCTGACGACCTGATGCTTGGTCCGGTTGTTCGACAACTGTTGCGCCTCGCGTGCGCTGCCTTCCATCTTCTCGGCAATGCTACGCCGCGAACTGATCAGCGTGACAATCCCGAGACCTTCAATGCCGCCCGCAATGATGCCTTCCGTTCCGTCAGCATAGGTCGCTACCCAGCAATGAAGCTCGGTGATCTTCTGTCCTGGCGTCGGCCTGTTGCCGACCATTCGCGGCTCAGTCATCCGCTTCGATCCTGGCGGCTGGTGTGAGAACGTGTTGACCGGGGAAGATGTCGAAGACAACGACGTAAGACGGGACGCCATTGGCAATGACAGCTTCAACGACCGTCCCGGTTGCGCCTAGCGGGATAGGTCCAGACTGGACAGAGATTTTTCGGACGCGCATTCCAGGGGGATAATCAGTCATCGGACATCACCATCCTCGGCGGGTATGCACGACAGGCAGTCACGACGGTATCGACGCCTTCCAGCTTGGCGATGGCGTTGATCAGGTCTGCCGGTGGATTGATGGCAGGACAAGCGCAGAGCGCGGCAAGCAGCAGGCTTGTCCGCTCGCCGTCAGTCAGCCGGTATTGCATGGTGTTCCCCTGATGCAATGGATGCATCAGGCATCCTGGCCGGCTGATCCGTCAGTCGTCAATCGCAAGCAGGATGCGTGCGTAGCTCTGCGGCAGAGGCCGTTGCACACCAATCAGGTCTGGCAGGCTTGGTAGCAACCTGGACCGGCACCACGGCGTCCTGCTGCCTGCGCACGACGGCAGGATCAACCGCAGCAACCGGCGCTGCGACGGCACGATCAGCCGCGCATGGATGGCCGCTGCGTGCCATGGCTTCACGCACGGCTTGGTCGTCACACATCAGTTCGATCGCCACGTCACGCTGGCCAATATTGGACAGCAACGCTGCACTATTCCGGCGCTCGCATCCTTTGTCCGAGTAGCCGATCCCCAGCGTTATGCCGATGCCTGGACCGGCACCGCCGCCGCTGATCCCGACGAGGCAAGGATTGCCGCCTGAAATGTTGGGCGCGATGATTTCCGGCGTGTTCCGCAAGGTCGTGGTCCCGCCGATGTTCTCGGTGAGCGGATTGCCTGCTGAACCAAGTGCCGGTGGATCAGCCGAATTCGTCCCGTTCGTGCCATTGGCACCAGCCGGATCAACCGCATTCGTGCCATTCGTGCCATTGGTCCCGCCGCCGTATCCGGTGACGTTCACCACCTTGACGCTGCTGCTGGTCCGCTGCGGGCCGACGCTGACCGTCGAGGTGCCTGACTGCGCGCTCGATGTCGATCCAGACGTCGAGGCAGACCGCGCGCCAGACCTGGAGCTGATCGGGGCGTTGACCTGCGTGCCGGCAACGGCCCCGGTCGCAGACTGATTGCCCACATTGGTCAGGTGGTTGGTGTTGGTCGACTGGCTGCCAGCCGTCGACGTGCTGCCGCTGTTGCTGGCTGACGTGTCGTTGACGGTCTGCGCCATGGCCGGCGCTGCCAGCAGGATCAGACCGGCCAGGATGACATGACGCATGGATGATACCCCCAAGGAACAGGCGGGAGGCTATTCGCCCCCCGCCTAGTATTGCGAACTGTTACTTGTGGAAGGTGAAGGCGTGGCCGCTATCGCTGCCAGTGCTGGTGCCGGTCTGCTTGGAAGAGCCGAAGTTGAAGCCGGTCCCCATGCTGAAGCTGGAGCCAGTGATCGACCCCTGGTCGCCTCCTTGGGTGTCGGTCGTATCCTTGGCACCCACGATGTTCGCCAGCGAATGATCGAACGCCATGTTGGTTGCCGTCACCGTCGCGCCGGCCTTGTCAGTGCCGGTGCCGAAGCTCCCCGAATTGCTGCTTTCAGAAGCCGTTGTGGTGCTTGTCTCATTCGAGGAAGTGCCGTCTACACTGGCTGCCAGCGTGACCGCAGGCGCAGCAAGGATGGACACGGCCAGAGCGGCACTCGTGAATAGAGCGGACTTGATCATCGTGGACTCCTGGAAACGCCACGAGGGGCCCGCCGTGGCAACGGGACCGGCAAGCCGGCCCGGTCATATGCCACAGATGGTTCTCATAAGGGAATGGGAATTTAACCCCAGGTCAAAGCGGCTCGATGCCGTCTTCCAGCGCCGTGTCGATCCAGCGGTCCAGGTCCTGGCGTGTCTTCAGGTAGGGCACGGTTGACCTCAGCAAGGCAAGGTTCGCGGTAGGCTGCCAGATTGGATCGTTAATCCACTGATCCAAATACTCGCGCATGACGGCAACCTGATACACCGACAGGCGGTCGCCGTTGAAATAGGCAGCCACGATAGGACGCAGCACGCCACTGGTTTCTGCCATCCAATACATCGCCATTGATCATCCTCCCTATGGTCTTCCTTTTCGCTCGCGCACTTCAGGCGTGGGTGCCATGCGTGCCACTTCCATGATGGACAACGGCTTGCGCCATTGCCGCGTGACCGGCATATGGCCCAGCGGCCATTCATCAGGACCTGACTCGTAAAGCGGTTCATCCGTCCCGCAGCGGGCGTAGATACGATCTCGTGCAGCTTCAATCGCGCGATGCATGGTCAGGCTCCAACTGAGCACTGGGACCGGCTTGCCGCGCCGCTGATGACTTAGCGACAGTTGCCATAGCGGGCGTCCACCAGCATAGCGCGCTCATTCCAGGCCGATGTTCACCGTCAGACATGCGCTAATGCTGGAGCTACCGATCCACCAGTAATGACCGGCCACCATATGCCGTTCTGGATCGAAGACCGGATGTTGCAACGCGAATTCAACCTGCTTCACGCTCACGTCGTATTTCCTCCAGCTTCTGTTCACAGCAGAGTCCAGCCTGCGCAACGGCCCAGGCGCGTGTCTCGTATCTGATTGCCAAGGATGGCCGGCCAGTCAGCCGGCACGCATCAGCCGTTTCGCGCAACCGGCTGGCTGTTGACCGGAACTCGTTCGCCAGGATCGCGAATTCGTCCTGTTCCACCCGGTCTGCCTGCGGCGTGTCTGATGGGGGCTTTAGTTCCCATCCGGTCGGATGCTCGCGCTTGATGTTGGACCCGACGCCACCTGATACACGATCCGTCATGGCTTCCTCCGTGCCTGTTTCCGAGGGCTGGAGGCCGTGCGGCAGGCTGCCGCTATTGGCATAGCCTCGGCATCCTGAAGCCAGCCACGCGCAGCCGCATGGACCTTGCACCATGCCTTGGCAGGCTTGGCGCGTGTGACCAGGATGCCACCAGGAGCATAGATCGCCTCGCTACCGGGCGCGACGGCGATTGCCTTCCGTCCGCATTTGCAGCGCGGTATCACCAGCCTTGCCATGCAAGGCAGACGCCGGCAACGAACGTCATCACGAGTACAGCAAACACGCTGCACAGGATCAGGTCATAAGTGGCGGCGCGGAATGCGCGCTTGCGCTTCATCAATGCACCTTGGTCTGGCGCTTGGCTGCCCTGATGGCGTCAACGGCTGTCACCAAGGCCCCGGCGAACTCGCCAAGGATCATCGCATCCTGGACGGCTGCCATCCGGGGAGCTTGCAGCATGATCGCGCGTGCAAGACCGAGTGCCTGCTTCTCGCTGGTCAGGAACTTGGCATCCCCGATGCGGATCATCAGGACCTCATGCTTCAGGTCTGGCGTATCGCCTGCCGTTGCAGTGATCAGCAGGTCTTCGGTCCTGTCCTGCTGCTTGAAGGCATCGAACAATGCATTGAGTCCAGCCGTGCCGGTCAGTGCGCCGTCGCTGATATTGGTCATGCGGCATCGCCCAGGATTGGGAACAGGACATCCGCGCAGAGACGCGCCGACTGCGCTGTTGCGAATGGCTTATCGCAGCAGGGGCAGACTGATACCGGCAAGCCTTCGCTGCGCGGCATGATCAGCCATCTATCCTCGGGGGTCTTCATCACTTTAAGACCATCAATGCGACAAGAGTTCGTCCAGCGTTCGGCCATCACGTATCCCCTCTAACAGTCTGACGATTGCATCCTGCACGTCGATTTTTCGGTCGGCACGACGCCGGTTCATCGTGCCTTGCTTGCACATTCGACCATATACGTCGCGCTTCATCCGCGCTTCCTGCTTTGCCTCGATGATCATGTCTTGCAGATCAACCGGAAGCAGGTCGTCCATGTTACGTCCCCTTTTTGATGGATCGCGCCATCCATCTCCGATAGTCGCGAAGCCGCCACCGCGTCAGCTTGCCAAGCCGGATCGGCTGGGGAAATTCGCCGTCGCGGATCATCCGGTAAATCAATGACTCGGAACAATGCAGCATCGCTACCAGCGTTTTGACATCCAGCAGCCGGTCGTCTTCGTCAACTGTGTTTGACAGCAGGACCTGCGGCGGCGGCACCGCCCGCTGTAGTATCGCTGCCCCGGTTATTTTCGGTCGCGCCATCACCCCTCGCTCCTTGCAACATTGGCATCATCGGCAATTCGTGTTCGTCGTCTTCTGTTCCGCCTCCCACGGCTGCTATGACCGGCAGTGAATCGCATCGCGCATTCCAGTATGCCAGGACACGCCGGCGTGCCGGTGGCGCGAGGCTGGCAAGGTCACGAATGCCCCTGCTGATAACCCCCATCTCGTGGTCGTTAGGCTTCATTGACCGTTCCCCTTCAATGCTGCTTCGCGTGCCGCAATGGCTTCGTCTATCCGGTCCATGTCTGGCGGGATCAGGTTGCGCACCCTGGCAATCCAGGCTGCATTCGTGGGCAGGCTGTTCAGGCTGATCAGGTCCATCTGGCCGACATCCAGCAGCAGGTCGGACAGCCCGTCGTCGTCTGCCTTGACTGCCAGCCGCTGGTGGGCGTCTCGCAAGGCATCATTGACCAGGGCGCGGTATGTCGTCGGCGCTTCCCGCAGCACGCGGCGCACGGCTGGATGTCCGCCAATGTCGGCAACGGCTGCGGCGCTCTCTGCCCGCTTCAGAAGGTCCTGGAGGTTCGCGAGCCACTTGGTGCCGTTCTGTTCCTGGAGAGGATCAGGACCGGCTGGAGCCTCGTCCTGCTCGGTCCTGCCGTATGCCTGATCGGCCAGCCTGTCCTGCGCCGTCTGGTCTGCCGGCTGTTCAGCCTTGCCGTCGATCATAATGCCGGCCTCAGTCTCTCGGCCTTCCATCTCTTCGGCGGTGTAGTCCAGACCTTCCTCGGGAAACGCTGCACGCAGGACGGCTGACTTGACGCACTTATGCAGCATCTGGCGCGGTGCCTTGGTCCATCGCTCGTTGGGCACTTCGCTGCGGAAGCCGGCGCGCCCGTAGCATTCCATCCAGTGCAACTGTTCGGTGAATGCGCGGCGCTCGCCGCCGACGAGCCGGTAGACCGTGACAGCACACCAAGCCGGGAAGCGCATGGTGACGTTGGTTTCACGCACGCTGCCGTCATCGTTCTCGAAGGTGCCTCGGAACGTGTGCTCGATGTCAGGTCCCCACACTGGCAGGTCCATGCCGGCCCACTTCTGTGTGCGTGCAGCCGTGATTTCGACTTCGTTGATTCCTTGCATGACAACCTGCACCTTGCGGCGCAACCGGCTGTTATACATCGGCACGACATGGACCGGCCGCTTGTAAGGATCGAGCCGGCGCACCGCGCAGTATTCCATCACAGCCATGATGACTTCGGGCGTCTCGGCGTTTGGATAGCATTCGCAGAGGGCGCGCCATGCGATGTCAGTTCCGCTGAAGCCGGGTGGCTTCTGGTAGCGCGTGGCAACCGTCAATGCCTGTGCTTCGCGTGCCATGTCAGATCCCCGCGTCCAGTTGGTTGTCGATCAGCCGGTAGGCGCGCAATCGTTGGTAGGCTTCCAATGCGTGCTGCTTGCCTTGCTCCATCATGTCGATGCAGTGGCCGGCGTCGGCACGTTCCTGGGCCTCGATCCAAATGCCGTAGCAAAGCGCCAGCGTGGCGCAGCCGTCAGGTCCTGGCATTCCAGCCTCGCGCAGCACTTCGGCAAACCGATGCGCAAGCTGAATGGACAAGGCGGTATTCTCAGCAGCCATCCAACAATTCCCTTTCAAGTTTCGGTTTCGGTTTGATTAGAGCCACAACGGGCACAGGATTGGACAGGACAGCGCCCGGTATGATCTCCCCATGCATCAATCCATCCAGCAGGGCCACCCGGTCAGGTTCCCGCTTCGTTCGTATGTATGCATCCGGTAATGCCTGCTCGTCGGTGATGACCACGCTCGCCTTGCCTGGACGGATGCTGACCGTTGCCAGTGGCGCGGCGAAGCTGCGGCGTTCCAAGGCAGCCATGACGTCGAACAGCAGGTCCCGCAGCCATTCGGCCCGCATGTCGTAGCGTTTCTGGCGTGCCGTCATGGATGCCGCGATGGTCTTGGACTCTGCTTCGCGTGCTTCAGCGAACACGATGGCGGTGACTATGCGCCGCAGCAATTCATCCGGTTGCACAACTGAAGGATCAGCATCAAGCGCGGTCTTAATTGCCTGTTCGTCCAGGTCAATGTTGGGATCTGCTTCCAGCGTTGCCTTGGCTCGTTGCCACGCTGCGATGCACCGTTCGATGGTCGTTGGTCCAGGCGCGCGTTCGGACACTCCGCATCTCCCGTCGATATGCGCTTGCCGTTCTGTCAACTGGTAGATTTCTCGTCAGGGAAAAACGTAGCGCGCGAGTGCATACGGGGCAATAGCAAATTTTAATCGAGATTTCGTATATACAAAGCACTGCGCCTAGTACTCTGTGGTTGTCGCTAGGCGTGTCCTAGTATTAAAACCCCCTCGACTGTGATCGCAGCGTAAAACTACCATCACAGCCTTGTCAGGGGAACGTGAAGCGCAGTAGCGTTGCCTGATGGATCACGCCGCCATCATCAAACGTCTCGGCGGAAATACCTACGTGGGGGAACGTCTCGGCCTGCATCGCACCAGTGTGTCGCGCTGGGCCACGTTCGGCATTCCATCAGGGTATTACGTCAGCCTTATCGCGCTCGCGAATGAATTGGGCATCCGCCTGACCATGGCGCAGCTTGCGGCAGGACATCCGCGCCACGGCAAGCAAGGCGTTGAAGCTGTCCAGCTTCTGCCGGAACGCAGCGAGCCGCGAATAGATACCAAGGCTAAAAAGGTCACAGCACAGCAGGCGAGCTAAGGCGATGAAGCGGTCAACCTTCAGGCTGACTGCGCCCGTCGTCAGGGAACATCCGCTTCAGAAGCAGATTGCCAGCACACTTACAATCGAACTCGCGCCACCTGGAAAGGTCAGCAAGTATGGCGTGTGCTGGTTCAGCATTGATCATGCCAACTATGCCGGCGAAGTCCCCGGCGTAAGGATCGGGCGCGGCATCATTGCCGGCATTCCCGATACGTTCGTGCTGTACCGCGGCCTAGCACACGTCATCGAGATTAAGGCCGAAGACGGCGTGCTGTCTGATGCACAGCGTTCCGTCATTGCTGCTGTCCTGGCATCCGGCGGCCGCGCAGGCGTGGCGCGCGATGGGACAGAAGTGCTGGCGTGCCTGGATGCCTGGACAATCCCCCGCAACCGTCGCGTGAGAGAGCCGCTATGAACGCGCTGCAACTGACAGACCTGATTGTGGTCGATGGTGATGACGAGCCGCGAGTCCAGGATGTCCGACTAGCTGAACGGCTCGGCTACAATCGACCGCGCGCCATACGGCAACTGATCGAAAACCAAGGCGCTGAGTTAGATCGTTACGGCGCCATGCACCGTGGCACCGTCATCCCCCAAGGCGGAGGCACGCCTTACGTTGAATATCGCCTGAACGAAGGACAGGCACTGCTGATCTGTATGCGATCCGACGCGCCTCATGCAGCAGATGTCAGGGCAGAACTCATCGCGGTCTTCCAGGCATGGCGACGGGGCAAATTGGCACCAGCCCAGCCGGTCACTGAACACCTGCTTCGCCTGGAAGCAAAGATGGATGAATTAAGCATCGACCAAAGGGTTGTGCGCGATGTCGTGGTCCAGTTGTTCAAGGAACGTGAGGGCGCGCGGCAACATGCCAGGAACGAATTCACGAAGCAGACCATCACGCAGCACGTTGATTTCCGGCATTATGAAGGCGGTTTGTGTTGCGTCTGCGGGTGGCGTCGGATCATTGAACCAAACGGCTTGCGCGTTCCGAGGGCAAGTGCAGTCCACCACATCAATGATCGCGGGCGTTCCGATACCTGGAATGCCATGCTTATGTGCAATCCTTGCCATGATGATGTGCATGCATCACCGCCGCGCATAACTGAAGCAGATTTCCACCAGATCGCCGGGCAGTATCAACGCCGGTTCGTTGCCTGGATGGGCGGCAAACAGATTGACCTAGCAATCCCGCCCGTTGCCGCACTGCTGCCTCGCTACACTGACCAGACCAGGAAGCCCGAGGCGCGTCCGACGCCACGCAAGCGCCCGATCAAAGTCGGTCTGTCCATGTTCGACCTGGATAAGCGGTGCGGTGATGCCTCGTGAGTGGTCTGCCCTGGGGCAAGTTTTTCTGGAAGGACTGGCTCACTGATCCGGCCTTGTCAGTCTGTTCGCTTGCCGCGCAGGGCCTGTGGATGCGGATGCTTTGCATCATGTCCATGAGCGAGCCGCCTGGATACTTCACCTTGCCGCCGTCCAGGGGCAAGCCGGTCAGCGAGGCAAAGCAGGTTGCACGCATGTGTCTCGCAGATGCGAGGCTAGTTCGCGTGTTGCTTGACGAACTGGAAACGAGGCGAGTTTTCAGCAGGGATGAGTCGGGGATCATCGTTTCAAGACGGATGGTCAGAGACGCCGAACTTTCAGCCTTGGGTCGCGATGCAGCGAACAGAGGATGGCAAAGACGCAAAGGGAAACCCAAAGGGGTAGCCAATGGTCAGCATCCCGATAGGGCCTCTACAGGCCCAGGCGACCGTGACCTTCCGGCTGACCTTCCACCAGATGGAGAAACAGAATCCCCCCCAGTACGTCCCCGTCGTTTACGTTCCAGACGAAGCAAGGGCGGCGGCTGGACTGACATCGCAGGAGAACCGCATTGACTGACAGCAGCATCACCACCAACCGGAAGACCGGCAAGCCACTGGTCGGCATCGTGCGTGAATGGACCATCGCGCTTGGTGTGCTGACTGCTGGCAACATGTCCCGAGCCGAGGCAGAGATGAAGCTGCGGGCGTACGTGCCATTGCTTCAGGATCAATTCCCGGCTGGCGCGTTCACGCAAGAGTCGCTGCATGCCGTTGCAGCGCAATGCAAATGGTTCCCCAGCTACGCCGAGGTGATCCAGCATCTGCGCGGCTGGTGGCGTGAGCATCGGCCATTGCCGCCAGCCTTGCCACCGGCTGCGCCTGTCCCGCCGCGCCAGCCGCCGACCGAGGCTGAAATTGCCCACGTGCACGCCTGCGTCCAGCAGATTATCGCCAACATGCGCAGCCCATTCGCGGAACGGGACGAGCCTGGACCTGTCCAGCCGCGCTATGCATCACCGGAGCTACTCGACCGGATCAATCCGCTTCCTGGGGGGAGGAAACGCCATGCGCCAGAAGCCGCCGCCGCGTCCAATGACCAGGACAGTCCCGACGATCCCCCCGCCGCCTAGCGCGTGGCGTGGTCCAGCCTTCCAGGTCCAGCAGCCGCAGCGGCCGCGCAAGCCTTGCCGGCTGTGCACACAGGTCAGGTCCTGGCTGGGGATCAGCCGGTGATCGGGGCCGCTCGCCAGTGCGTCGATGAACAGCGGGCAGCCAGGAACGCCGAGCTTGATCGGACGGTGGACATCCTGATCCACGAGCTTCCGCCGCTCGACATCCACCAGCGGATCATCCTGGCGCGCGAGATCGATGCCTTCGCCAGCCGGATCATGCCGGCGGCGGATTTCTGGTGATGGAACCCAGCCGGTTCGCCCGCCAGCATCGCCAGGACCTGGAAGCGCCGCGCGTGGATGCGACGGTCTTCCGGCAAGGCTGGCGGATCGTGACGCGGCTCGATGGTCTGCTGGCAGATGGCGCGATCAGCTTGGCGGCATGGTCCGCAGCGGTTGTCTTCCGGCAGACCTGGGAACTCGCGATGACGCTGCCGCAGCGTGGTCCGCCATTGATGGTCCAGCGGGGATCCGGCACGCCTGGAGGCGCTGCCCTGACGCGGCTGGATGCCGTGGGCCGGCTGCGCCGGCTGGCGGACGCCCTCGGGCCGTTCCATTGCCGGCTGCTCCAGGCGCATGTGGTCCAGGACCTGTCATGGTCGGAAATGGCGCGCCAGCATCATGTCGACCGGATGACAGTCCGCCGCTGGACCATCCGCGCGCTGGATCGCCTCGCCGGCTGGCCAGGATGATCGCCTGGACCGTCTGGCCTCCTGGCCGGCATGACTGACCGGCCAGAGCCTGGACCCCGCCAGCGGCCTTCTGAGGCTCGTGGCATGCCGATCCGGCTTCAGCGGTTTGGCGACGTCAGCCTGGACATGACCAATGGGCTGATCGTGGTCGGGTCCAGGCAGGTCAACGTCAGTCTCGGGATCGGGCGGCTGCTTCAGGTCCTGATCGCTGCCAATGGCCAGACGGTCACGCTGGAGCGGATCAGGGCGGCGATGCGCAAGTCAGACCGGCATCCCGAGGTATCGAACGAGAACGTGCGGGCCGGGATGTCGGTCCTGCGTGGCCGGTTGAAGCAGGCAGGATCAACCGTGCAGATCACCAACCGGATCGGCTTCGGCTGGCGGCTGGATGTTCCACGTGGAACGTCTGACGAACGAATCGGGCCGACTCGGGGCGGAAACAGAAGACGAACACCACCAATGGTTGCGTAGTCGCGCGCAGTTGGTCTACAGATTGCGCCATCGTCGCCAGGGGCGTGACGCGCACGTCGCTACCGGGGGCGGCGATGACGACGAGCAACCAAGCCTGCACCTTGCTGGGCGTCGGTTTCTCCCCGCCGTCCAGCGTCTTTTTGGGGGATCGATCTGTCCAATCAACTGCGGCGTGGCGACGTGGTTCGCTATGCTGAACATGTCTTGATCGTGTGGGAAATTGATACGGCAGGCATGCCGCTGGGCATTCCGGTCAGACCGCAGACAGGTCCACGCCATCGGTCGCATGTTCCCGTTCCCCCGTTCCAAGCTGGTGTGCTCGGCCTGAAGCCTCGTGCGGCTATCGTCGCTACCGAGGACGCCATGATCTATCTGGCAGAGATGCCCCAAGTGCTCGGCCATTGCGACGACCTGCTGCTGGCAAACATTGCCAGGACCATCATGCGGTCGCGTCAAGCAGCCGCATTCGAGCTAGCGATGACGCAATGCCGGTAAGCGCGCCGCTGCATGTTCCTGCTGGATGGCAGTCGCCGGCAGAACGCAGCAAGGCATATGATCAGACCAAGGTGCGCCACTACACCAAGCGGCGCTGGCAACACCTTCGCAATGCATACCTTGCCACGCATCCGATATGTGAATGCGATGATAACTGCGGCGGCATTGCTACCGTTGTGGATCATCGTCAACCACACCATGGCGACGATGCGTTGATGTATGCGTGGGACAATCTGCGAGCAATGACCAAGCCGTGTCATGATCGCAAGACAGCAACGCATGATGGTGGTTTCGGCAATCCAATGAGGCATGCACGATGAACCTGATATTGATCATCATCATCGTGCTCATTCTGTTCGGTGGTGGTGGTGGTTGGTATGGGTATCAATCGGGATATTATGGCCACGGTCCACTGTTCGGCGGCGTCGGCCTGCTGCTGCTGATCCTCGTGCTCGTGGTGCTGCTAGGCCCCGGCAGGTTCTGGTGATGGCATCGCGGCGCGTCGGCGGGGTAGGGGGTCCCAAACCCGAGTTGCGATCGAGTGCTGAC